GTTCCTTTTTCTTTTCCAGTAATTTTGCAATAGACCACCAATCTTCCCATAAAGCAATGCCTTTATCTATATCTGGCTTGTATTCCAGATTTACCCATCCGTGCATTTCTTTCAATGTTTCAACCATACAGCGTTCATGCTGTGGTGTTCCAATTACAATTACCCTACCTTTACGTGGGTCAACTGAAGGAACAGCCGATTGTAGCAACCACCTAAGGTTTGACTCCATAGCCTCGGCTGTTTTGGTATTATTTTCATCCTCTGGGTCATCAATGATAATAAGCGTGGGTCTTTGGTTCCCTATTTTTATTCCACGTAACTGCTGACCTGTCCCTTTGCAGATTATCATTGACCCATCCTTCAGTTCAATTTCTGCTTTCGCCCAACTCTTTGCTGAGTGTTGCCCCCAATATCCAAACAACTGACGAAACGATTCGCTAAAGTCTAGCGTATCTTTAATTAATCCTAATAACTTTACTGCATGGTCTTGTGTTCTTGACGACAAGACTATTAATTTTTTCCCCTCTCCAAACATCAAGTGGTGCATAGGTAGTATACCACCTACAATAGATGACTTCGCATGACCTCGTGGAGCAATAATGTTTATTTGCTTATTGTCCAGATTAGAAACGTGCTTTGCTAAATTATAATGAAAGTCTGGGGATTTAGCAGAGAACATCTGAGGAATACAGACCTTACCAAACAACATCATGTCATTCTTTATTTTCTGTAATACCTGTTTATGTTCCTTCTTATCCATTCAATCCCCATTGCATCATTATATCTTCCCACACGAGTCCAAAACAGAATCCAATCATAATGCCTATGAATATGCCTATAATTGTGTAATCTATTTTTTCGTCTGTTCCAATTAAGTGTTTATACTTAGACCTAATAGTCTGCTCCTATCAAATACGAAGTATCATCAACATAAGCCTTTAACCCCATATCGTCTGCTACTTCTTGCATCACTCTACAAAAAGAATCTAGTTTAGCGATATTCTTTCCTTTTGCCTCTACCACTACGTGTTTTTTTGACTTTACGCTTTCTAGATTTTGTACTTTTGCTTCCTTTTTTTCCATATTTAGGCATCCTGTTTCCTTTCGAGTTTCAACTTACGTGTTTCCTCAGTTTGTATTTCATCAAGTATTTTCTTTGATACGTCAATCTGAACAGAATCTGTTACCTGTTGTTTATTCGGTAACATATCCATAATACGAATATATTGTTCAGCACCTCGTAACATATTACTTGGGTCACCATTTTGCTTTGCTAGTTCAATAGCACTTGCTATTATATCCAAAACATCTCCTTGGTTCAAATCTCTATCATCCAAGTAGTCTTGAATCTTCTTATCAATTAATGACATTATCTTCTCCGACTTAAATAATCGTTTAACTGTAGCACCTGGCACTTGCTGATTAGGTCTATATATCTCACCAATGGCATTCCAATCTATTTTACCAGTCTGCATCATCTGCTGGACATATAGGTTTACAGCGTTTTTTGCCCTAGTGGTGGCACTTTCTCTTTCATCCCAAGACCTTATACCCATTTGACTAAATTCGCCAGAATCTCGATGAGGTTCGTACAATAACTTGGCTCGTTTACTTACCCAAGCCCTTGCAAATGGGAAAATCTTCTGATATGCGTCCTTATATTGCTTAACATCTAAGCATTCAGACACAAATCCATCGTCTGAAAGAGCATAATCTCCCTTTTCAGCCTTTTTCCACTCAATAAACTCCAAATCACGCTCAATTGCTTCCTCTTTTGTGAAAACAGGGTACGTAACATCCTTAAAATCGTTGATTTTTAGTTTTCTAGTTATGAAGTCCATCGTTTTTAGGTTCTACAAATTCATATTGATTGTGCTCATAGCACCAATTATCACTATTTATTATAAAATTCTTGTAAGAATGCCTTGTGCTGTCTTGGTCTAGCAACCAAATAGACGCAATTTGCTCTGTTTCGTGGTTTATTTCGTAACCTAACACAGACCACCCTGTGCAATCGCTGATTAATCCCATGCTAAGTAGCATAGACCCTACTATTTTCATTGTACTGTTCTTTCCTCATTAGTTTGTTAACAAAAGCCTTTGTATACCTCAGTTCTTTAACTTGCCAATTGCTAACTTCTGAGTGAGCCACTAAATAATGCTCTGCTGTATAATCTGGCATGAGTTTCACAAACCAATAGAAATCACATTTCTTCTTGGAATTGAGATGAGCCTTATAATTAACATACAGGTTGGTGGTACTTTGCTTGACGCCTTTCACGTCAATTAGTTTGCCATCAATAATGATGTCTGGTTCTGGTAAAGGGTGTACGTCCACAAGGGTTGCAGACTTAAAAGGTATAGAATTTTCTACTAAAAAATTTTGTGCAACGAGTTCTGCCAATATACCCAACTTGGAAATCTCGTGTTCTTGTTTGCCTCTATGTGTCTCACTTCCTTCGTGATACACATCGGCTGATAATTTGCTTCTGAGGGTAGCCATCTCTTCTGCAATTTTCTCCAAGATGACAGGATACTCCTGTTTCCCTTTAAAAATCACAATCCCCCCATAGTGTACACTACAGTATATGTATATATAATACAGTTCAACACTACTGTAGTGTATACATTACTGTAAAAAAGCATCCGTTGACCCCAGGTTGTCAAGTCTTTTTTAATCATAATCTGGTATATCTTCATATAATTCTTCACGAAGCAATTCCATACGCTCTTCAATTAGACATTCTGCCTCGGCAATACTCAAATAAATAAACATTTCATCAAACTCTTCTGGTTTCAACTCTACTACTTCAAACTGACATGAATCTTTGTTCCAACGTTCTATCTTCATTGGCAATACTATCACGTTTGTAGGGGGGTGTCTCAAGCGTACAAAAAATCTTGAAAAATAGTTTTAGAGTGTGTGTGAGTGATATATAGTGTATCCACCCCCACCCTGTTCGGGTCATGGGGGGACACTTTTTCGTTGAAACTTTCAGTTTCATCTCAGTGCAGTTGCTCCCAAGTGTCCCCAACTCTGACCCTCAAGGGTTCCCTTGCTGTACCTGATGTCTATGACTATCAGAATCTCTGGTGAAGATAGATTTGGTAAGCGTTCATTACTGAACGACAAACCTATCTCAGAGTATTCTGCTGATGAAGTCACCTCTATGGTTGACTCTTCATGCTCAGTCTCAGTCTTTCTTAAAGACGAGACTCGTGCTGAAGATGCCAAGTCCTTAGTGGCTGACTTCTTCTCCCACTTCGAGGGCGACATCATCTCGAAAGCGACAAAGTACGGCTGGGTTGTTACCCAGGAACTTCGTCCAACTCGTGATGACGCCACCTCGCTACGTGCACTTCTAGCGAAGAGCCAGTAGAGTCAGTGGGTCTGTACGCATCTGTGTCCAAGGCTTTGCCTTGCAGACCAGATTGTACAGGCAGAATTAAGTGCTGAGCAACCTCCAATCACGCCAAACTGCTCCAGTCTGCGACTGTCTTCGTTCTCTGTGATGTGTGCGTTTGCTACATCACTTAATCCGTGCATTAAAAACGTGCACACTTTAAAACAAAGGAGGATTTTGCGATGGGATTATTATGGTCTAATAGCAAATACTGGTTGTTTGAAACAATGTTTGGCTCACTTATTGAAGTGGAGAAAGCCAAGCATCCTACTTACGTTGATGCTATCGCAGAGGCTCGTAGGAAAGCCAGAGACAGATGAGTCTTTGGAAAGCCATTGAGAGATGGCTTGACGTCATAGTGTTCGTATGGCTTGGTTTAATGATGGGGAATGTGTTAATACAGATGGGTTGGTATCTTTTATATAAGTAGTGGCGACACCCACTACTTTACCTTTTATTTTATTGTAAACATATCGGAGGAAGATAAAATGAGTAATGAAGTACAACGTATAGTTGTAAGTCAAAATGCTAAGTCACAGATGGTAGTTTATAAAACTGCTATCAAGGGATTGAAGAACAGAACTGGGGAACAGTACTGGTCTTCGGTGACGAAGCATGAACCGAAAAAGAAGTAGGTTCAACTGAATAAGATTCGGCGTTTGGGGAGCGTGGCAACAGAAATCTCGCAAAGATTTTAAGGAGTTAGACCAGTTGCATCTGAGTGGCTACTAGCATTAGCATAGCGTCCAGCGATAAACGTAAGTGCTGACTCCTATTAGATTTAAAGTTAAAAACATAAGATATTGTTATGCAGACAATGTATTATGTTGCAGTAAATCTCACGATAAGTAGGTAGGTGGAAAACTAGGCTGAAACGTGAGGCATCGATATGGGCTTGAAATATAGGCACCATTGCATTCGTCCTAAATGTTGGCAATGTAGCAGTAACTGGCAGAGATGTACGTGTGTGTAACTAACTAGATAGACTAGTTTACCCTGGCATGACTTAGGAGAGTGTATCTTCTGTAGAGTCACGAGTGTTGTGAAGTATCTATTGTGCGAAGTCTTGTGAAAGATAGCATAATAATTGCATTTACGTGTGTAATAAGCATGAGGCATAGATACAATGAGTAATCGAGAACAACGTTGTCATTAGGCGAAAGCCACCAAACAAGAATACCACACATAACAAGTATAGTACAGGGGGAGCCTCGGCGATGAATCCTGTACGCTCTATTAATCTTGTTTACTTTAACTTTAATATCTTTCAAGAATACCTTCAAAAAGTGGAGTACACGCTGAATATATCCCACATCTAAAATTAAGTGTATGTAGTAATGAGTATTCTTTTAAGCAAGGGAGCCTTTTCCAACGTTGTTTAGGCTTTAAACGCAGACCCACGCCCTTGCTAAGATTTTCTGAAAAAAGCCAGACTCTGTGTAAACTCGAGTTGATTCCCTCACTACAACGTTCACGTGTATGGGAGAGTCTGGTAAATATTAATGACTGCCATGTTTTTTTAATGGATTCCGTATTAATCCTCGTCTTTGTTTTACGTGGCAGTCAAAAATTAAGGACAAATAGAAATGAACTACATTTTATATGATGAAGAGGTTATTAAAAACCTATTAACGATAAAAAGTCTTGTTAAAGACATGAAAACACGCTTTGACCACGTCAGAGGAGATGTTGAGAACAGAGAAATCATGTGTGATACACTTGATAGAGCAATAGAAATAATACAGGAGAAACAGAAGAATGGAGTATAGTGATTGTTGTTGGGTTCCCATTGTGGAGAACCTTGTTACGCCGATGTGTTCGGCTTGTTTGGAGCATTGTGTAGTTGTTACTGATTCTCCAGAGATAGAAACGACTTTAAGTCAACCATATAAGTCTACTGATGAGTTAGTTTACGCTAAGTATGACATATGGAAGGCAGAAAGGTCTAACCATGGGAAAAGCATTTAAGACACTTCGTGATAAATCTATACCTACTGCCATCATTGGTAAAATAGGTGAGAATCGTGTGGAGAATGATTTGTTATCAAATGGCTATCAAGTATTTAATGCTAGTGCTGATACTTGGGGCATCGACTTAGTTTGTTTTAAACCTAAGTATTACGATGGTAAGCCAATAATTAATATGATAACAATACAGGTTAAATACCACACAGTATCTGCTGATACAAACTATGGTAAGTCGTTACGTGTTAATGTATGTGAGAATCATAGTCAATGGATTGCTGTCCCTATAGACAGAGGATTTATTGATGATGATGAACATATCATATACTATCCTAACCAGCATTACGATAAACGTTATATGCGAGAGTTTGGATTCCGTGAGAAATGGTCTAGAAAGCCAGGTTTACAGAATCAGTATAGTACACGATGGGCAAATGATTATTATCATCGTCCTAAGTATTTAAAGTTTGGAGTATCAAACTAGTGCCTTCGAAGTCCAGAGAAGTTTGACTAAGCAATTCCTGGAAGACAGACTATATAATAGAGTTGCTGTCCTCTCAGTTGGTACGAAAAAAAGGCTCCATAGGGTAAGAGTTATGGTAGGATTAGAAATCCAATAGATATAGTCCCAAGTTGCAACTGATGTCACTAATACGATGGGAGTGACCTTTATCTATCACCATCTTATCCACGCCTGTCTCATATCTCCTACGAGTTCATCCATCAGTTTAATTAACAGGAGGATGTTCCGTATCTCTATGTGGATTCATTGAAATTATTCAACACATAGCGTATATAGTTAAGATTAAATGGACAGGCAAAATTTGCGAGGACAAGCCTTGGTAGGCTAATTGGGTTCATATTCCAATCTATTGTGAGTTCGATTCTCACCCTCGCTACAACAGAGTTAGGTGGCTCTTTACGAAGGAATTAATAAGTGCACTCCCCTTCGACTGAGTAGAGATTTGTGTCTCTTAAAATGGAAGTAGTCACAGTTTGGTAGTACATCGATAATGCTATTAGACGAGCCCACCTAATCAAAATATGAGTACAATAACAGAATATGATATAATGATAGACGGAATGACAGAGGTTGTTTTTCCGTATTTAGAAACTCTCATTAAGGATTATCAAATTTCACCACGAGAGTTTAGAAAGTTTGGTATTCAGTTAATGACAGAGGATTATTCAATAAACGCCCACGTAGCAGAAACTTTATATGATGCGTGGACAGAACAAAGAAAGAGGTAATAATGAGCAAGGAGTTCATATTAGATAATGAGACAATATGCAAGAATCAAGAGGATTACGATAATTTAGATACATCAGAGAGATTGGACGTTGAGGCATCCTTCTCAAAGTGGTTATCTTGTTGTCCTGTTGCAGTTGTCAATCAAGATACGATAGTAAATCACAATAATACTGCTTTATATCCATCATCATTGAAAACAATAACATTTGCAATACCACAAAACATAGAAGTTGACTTCTTTGTTAGGTATAGTCTTCACGCTGAAGGTGAGATATGTGTTACTGCATTCGATGAAGAAGAAGCAGAAGAATACTTTCACGAGAACAAAACTGATTTATTAGAAGACAGCGTACATGACTGGCTTTATGATATTGAGGTTGAAAATGTGAGAGAAAGAAAGAAACAAAAGAAAGCGAGTTAACCATGGATTACTTTGGGGTACTCGTATTAATAGTTTTCGTAATTGGTTTGTATTTAATCTATATACAGGAGGTCTAACATGGGTTTAGATATGTATTTGGACAAGCACATTTATTATGGTGGCAAATATAAGAAAGAGCATGATTTGGTTCTTTCTGGTGATTTTGCTG